AAGCGCACTTCGCCGAAGTCCGACAAGAAGGAGATTGTCACCGAGATAGTCGAGGCCGACGAGCGTCACGTCGTGCGCTCACTATGAGCGACGATCATTACGACGCGGTGCGAGAAGCACTCCCAGAAGTGCTGCCGCCGCTTACGAGTCACGAGGCATCGAGGGCAGTCAAGAGATTGTGGAAACACTTCGCCAAGCGCGACCACAGTGGGCGTGTTCGTCGGTGCTGGATCTCCACTCGGCCGACCAATCGCAGAGGCAAGCGCCAACGTATTTTGAATGACCAGGTGTTTTACGTGGGGCCGATGCGTGGATGGGCGCGGTTGATACACGATGTATCGCACGGAATCTTTGCGCGGACCTATCCCGACCGACGACCACACGATCCCTTGCACTCGCACTACGAGACCGAGGTCGCGAAGTACGTCGTCGAGAAGGGCTGGCTCGAAGGCAAGCTCAGGCCGCGTCCGCCGAAGAACCGCGAGCCGAAGGCCAAGCCCACGAGCGCTGACAAGCTCGCGGCCGTCGAGGCGTCGATCAAGCGGTGGCAGACGAAGGCGAAGCGCGCAGCCACGGCCCTGAAGAAGTTGGAGCGCCGCCGTCGTGGGTTGATGAGGGCCACGGCAGCCGCGTAGACTGACCGGGCGTGGGGCGATAGGCCCCACGCCCGAGGAGCGGAACGCCATGACGGCACGAACTGATGAGGACGTGAAGGCCGCGATCACGAAGGCGATCAAGAACGGAGCGCCGACGATCTACGACATCTCGATCGCGACAGGAGTGGAGTACGCGCAGGTCGTGCGGGTGGTCTTGAAGGGACTCGCGAGCCATACCTATCGACTCGCCGTGAATGAGCGGGATGGAGTTCCTGACAAGTCAGTCGGTGATTGCGGAGCCAAGCCAGCGGGCTGATCTCCGTTCAGTCGTCAAGAAGCAGCTCACACAAGTCGCAGCCGAGCGCGCGCGCCGCGATCTGCGGCTGTTCATGCGGCAAGCCTGGCCGGTCATCGAGCCAAAGGAGTTTCAGTCGTCCTGGGCTCTTGATGCAATCCTGGATCATCTCGCCTACGTCACGTTCGGCGACATCCGCAACCTCATGATCTGCGTGCCCCCGAGATCGACGAAGTCGTTGGCAGCATCCGTGGCATGGCCCGTGTGGACATGGCTGCTCGATCCCACGGTGCAATTCCTCTATGCGTCCTACGCTCACGACCTCGCGCTACGCGACGCAGTTAAGAGTCGTCGGCTGATTCAGTCGGCGTGGTTCAAGGAGCGCTACGGCCGTTTGTTCTATCTCGACCCGCGCGACAACCAGAAGCATCGCTACACGAACAACCACGGCGGCTATCGCATCTCGACATCTGTGGGTGGCGTCACTACGGGTGACGGTGGTTCGATCATAGCTGTCGACGACCCCCTGAACGCAAAGGATGCCTACTCTGATGCGGTTCGCCATGAGTGTCTGTCGTGGTGGGACAACTCGATGCGGTCGCGTCTCAACGATCCGAAGACTGGCCAGAAGGTTCTGATCGGGCAGCGGCTCCACGACAACGATCTGTTCGGCCACGTGCTAGCGACCGAAGAGGACCGCTGGACGGTGCTCACCCTACCGATGGCGTTCGACCCGGCGCGCAAGTGCGTCACGTATTTCAACCCGCAGGGGGTGAAGCCAGAGGGACCGATCTGGGAAGACCCGCGCACTGAGCGCGGTGAGCTACTGAACCCAGATCGGTTCGGACCAGAGGAGGAAAAGGCCGAGCGGAAGGCGATGGCGCCGTCCGACTACTCCGCGCAATACCAGCAAGACCCGTCGAGCGGCGGCGGCCTGATCCTGAAGAAGGGCTGGTGGCGTCAGTGGGTCTACCCGCAGGATCACGCCGAGGCCGGCAAGCCGATGCCGCTGCCGGAGTTCATCGAGGTCATCTCGGTTTATGACACGGCGTACGAGGAGGACGAGGAGAGCGACTTCTCGGCGCGCACGACGTGGGGTCTCTTCAACTACAGCGAGAGTACCAGAGCCGGTGATGAGATCGTGTGCGCGTTGCTGCTCGAACGGTTCAACGATCGTGTGGAGTTCCCAGAGCTGAAGAAGGAAGCGATCGAGCATCACCACGAGTACAAGCCCGATTACACTTTGATCGAACGCAAAGCGTCCGGGCATTCCTTGATTCATGAGCTACGCAAGGCAGGCATCCCGGTGCGCGCCGTGACGCCTGGTAGCAGGGACAAAGTGTTTCGCGCCCACATGGTCGCCGAAATCTTGCGATCTGGCCGGGTGTGGTACGTGCCTCGCGTGTGGGCCTACGAGGTCATCGACCAATGCTCGCGGTTCCCGCGTGGTGAATTCGACGATCTTGTCGACACCGTGGTCATGGCGCTCGCCTACATCCGCCGCCTCAATATGATCGAGCTGCCGGATGACGAGAAGCGGGACGAGCTGAAGCTGTTCTACGAGGGACGCAAGTCAGTGTACGGATAGGAGAGCGCAAGCTTTGCGGACAGCGCGTGAGGCGGTAGACTCTGTGCCGTCAGTTGGCGGGAGCCCGTAACCGATGGCCACGCGAGAAGACTTGCTCTCCACCGTCACGGAGATGCCCACCTTCGCTCCCCCTGTCGAAGAAACCGCCAAGAACGTCATCCAGCGCCATCCCGACGGCACCATTACGATGGTCCCGAAGGAGCAGTACGGCCAGTACCGAAAGATCAGCCACGACCTCGGCGAAGAGCCACCGCCCGAGGACTGGAACGAGAACTTGGCCGACGGACTTTCTCCGAACGAGCGGATGCGCATCGCCGACGAGCTGATCGAGTTCTTCGACATCGATGAGCAGGTCCGTCAGGACCACTTCAAGCGCATCGAAGACGCGCTCACGCTGCTCGGCGTCAAGGACCTACCAGAAGCCGGCGCGCCGTTCCCAGGCGCCGCTACGGTCACGCATCCGCTCATTGCCGAAGCCTGCACGCAGTTCCAGGCACGCGCGATCGAGGAGTTGTTCCCGCCCGGTGGGCCGGTGAAGCCTTACATCGTGGGCAAGGGCGATGAGAAGCGGATCGCGCAAGGCGACCGGCTCGCCGAGTACATGAACTACCAGATGACGGAGCAGGACGGCGAGTATTACTGGTCAACGGATCAGATGCTCTTCTACCTGCCGGTCTCTGGGTCCGCCTTCAAGAAGTGCTTCATCGATCCGATCACCGGCATGACGACTTCGCGGTTCGTCACGGCCGAGGATTTCGTCGTCCCGTATCACGCGCGCACGCTGCAACACGCGAGTCGGTACGCGCACCGCTACGAGATGCACGCCAACGATGTGATGCGGGCGCAGGCGACCGGAGCGTTTCTGAAGGACGCCAGGCTGATCGATGCCCCGCGGCTCGTGCGGGAGCAAGACTACTTCGGACGCGGCAGCATGGAGGACGTGTCCGACGACCGTGCCTCGGTTCAACACGAGGACGACGTCATCTACACGATGATCGAGTACCACGTCGATTATCGGATGCCGTGGGACAACGACGAGGAGATTGCTCCCCCGTACATCGTCACGCTCGAATACGAGTCGCGCGAAGTGCTATCGGTGCGGCGCAACTGGCGGCACACCGACGAGACCAAACAAAAGCGAATTTGGTTCGTTCAGTACAAGTACCTTCCGGGGCTTGGCTTCTACGGGTTCGGGCTGCTCCATCTCATCGGTGCTTTGGCCAAGGCCATCTCTGGCGGAATCCGAGCGCTGCTCGATTCGGCGATCGTCGCCAACCTCCAAGGCGGGTTCCGGTCGAAAGAGCTGAACGCAGCCGGCCGAATGCGGTTCATCCCAGGCGAGTGGCAGCCCGTGGATGCGTCGATCGAGGATCTCTCGAAGGGGTTCTTCAACATCCCGGCGAAGGAGCCGTCGACGGCTCTGGCGACGCTCGTGTCGAGCTTGATCGAGGAAGGCCGCAGGTTTGCGTCCACGACCGAGAACATGGTCGGCGATGCCGACAACCGAGGCCCGGTCGGTACGACGTTGGCGCTGATCGAGCAAGGCTCGAAGGTGCAGAGCGGCATCCACAAGCGGATGCACAAGAGCGCGCGCGAGGAGTTCAAGCTTATCGCCACCCTCAACTACGAGTTCATGGACGAAGACGAGTATCCCTACGAGGTCCAAGGCGAAGAGCGCACGATCCTGAAGCAGGACTTCGACGGGCGCGTCGACGTCATTCCGGTCTCTGACCCCAACATCTGGTCGAGCACGCAGCGCATTGCGCAGGCCCAGGCCGTGATGCAGATGATGATCGCTGATCCCACGCTGTACTCGCGGAGGCAGAAGATCGAGGCGCATCGGCGCATGTACCAAGCGCTCCGGGTGCCCGACATCGATACGATCTTGCCGAAAGAGAAGCAGCAACGGTGCGATCCGATCACGGAGAACATGGACTTCCTCACCGGCAAGGGCGCCGTCGCGTATCCCGATCAGGATCATCGCGCGCACATCGCGATCCACATGAACTTCGGCCAGCACCAGGCGGCCGAAAATGCGGAACTGTACAAGCACGTGGACCCGGTGGTGCAAGCGCACGTCATGGAGCATCGGGCGTACCTCTATCGCGAGGAGGTCGAGCAGACGCTCGGCATCAAGCTGCCGCCTCTCGATCTCGCCAACGACGAGTCGCGTGAGGAGCTACCGATCGACGTCGAGAACATGATTTCGCTCGCGGTGGCGACGAGGCTCAAGCCGCCAGTCAATCCCGAGGGCGATGCTGCGGCCCGTGAAGTGCTCGATGAGGCGCAAGCCAAGGAGCAGGCCCGTGACATCGAGCTGATCGGCAAGGTCCAGCGTGCGATGACCGAGCACGCCGCCAAGATGCAGCGCGATCGATCGACGTTCGAGAGCGACGAGGAGCGCAAGGATCGCGCGGCGATCCGTGAGGAGGGTCGGCGTGATGCTGCGGTTATGGCCGAGCAGCGGCGTGAAGATCTCGCCGCCGTGCGAGAGCGGAAGCGCAAGGACAAGGAATCGGAGCAGGACATCGAGATCGCGAAGAAGAAGGCCAGGGCCACCTTCTCCGGCATGGTGCGAGCCCCGACGTCCAACGCGAAGCGGAAAGCCCGGAAAGCGCGCAGCTAGGATGGACGCGACTCTGTACATCGGAGACATGCGCGCCCGGCTCGCGGAGATCCCCGACGAGTCGATTGATGCCGTCGTGACTGACCCGCCCTACCACCTGACGACCGGCAAAAAGGGCGGCACTGGCATCGCCTCGCTGAATCCAAACTCGCCCGCCGGTCGCTCGCGGATCGGCACCGGCTTCATGGGGTGCGGATGGGACTCGCCTGACTCACCGCCGATCGACGCCGACTTCGCGCACTGGCTCGCTGGCTTCGTTGACGGCGAAGGGTGCTTCTCGGTCCACAAAAAGACTGTTAACGGCTGTGAGACTTACGATTGCCAATTCTCGCTCGCGTTGCGCGCTGACGATGCGCCGATCGTCGAAGAGATACAGCAGCGGCTAGGCGGTATCGGCACGATCGCCAGGCGAGAGCCGCAAGCGTCGAACCCGCAGGTGCGTTACTGCATCAGCAGTCAATCCGACTGCTTGTTTCTTCGCGAGATATTCACGGTTTTCCCGTTGCGAGCGAAGAAGCGCCGCGACTTCATCGCGTGGTCGCATGCGCTCGATTGCTGGCTAGAGCATCAGCCGCGCGAGTGGGCGGACATGGCGTACTACCGCGATGCACTCATGGCCGTGAAGTGCTATGGCTCGACGTTTTCGCCCGAGCTTTTGTGGCACTACAGATGGGCTCGGCTTTGTCTGCGGGTCGCTAAACCGGGGGCACATCTGATCGCCTTTGGCGGAACACGAACAGTCCACCGGTTGATGGCAGCGATTGAAGATGCTGGCTGGGAGCTGCGCGACACGCTGCTTTGGATGTTTGGTTCAGGATTTCCGAAAAGCAGTAACCAAGAAGGCAAGTGGGAAGGATGGGGCAGCGCGCTCAAGCCCGCCTATGAGCCAATCATTCTCGCGCGCAAGCCGCTAATCGGCACGATCCCCGAGAACCTGGAGCGCTACGGCGTCGGCGCGCTGAACATCGACGGCTGTCGAATCGAAACCACTGACGATCTGAACGGCGGCGCTTACGCGGAGCGCGGCGGCCGAGAGCCTATGCCAGGAGATCCGCGCGATGGTGCGGCGCTAGGCATGTTTCAGGCAGGCAAAACGGCCGACAAGGGCTTCGTTCCGCCGCCCGGCCGCTGGCCGGCGAATGTCCTGCACGACGGCAGCGACGAGGTCGTCGCGGTGTTCCCCGACTCGGACGGCCAGTTAGTTGACGCCAGCAGCAGCAGGAAGTTTCAGAACGTCTACAGCCCAATGGCGCGCGGCAACGGTCGCGACGGTGAGCCCAGCGCCAACGACAACAACGACGGCGCCGTGGGCTTCAAGATGAAACCGGGCGCGCGGCGCGTAGACAGCGGGAGCGCGGCCCGCTTCTTCTGGTGCCCTAAAGCGTCGCGTGCTGACCGTAATGAGGGTCTACAGGGGATGCCCAAGCGGCCAGTGAATTGGAGCAGCGGCGACGAGTCGCCCGGCACGTTCCAATCGGAAGGCACCGAGCGCGAGCAACAGAACTTTCACCCGACCGTGAAGCCGACCGAACTGATGCAGTACCTTTGCCGGCTCGTGGCTCCGCGCGGCGCAACGATTTTGGACCCGTTCATGGGCTCTGGATCGACCGGAAAAGCGGCCGTGCTCGAAGGCATGAACTTCATCGGCTTCGAGCTTGACGCAGACTACGCCAAGATCGCGCAACGGCGCATCGTCAGCCGCGATCCTCTGTTTACGAGGGTTAACGTCCATGGGTAACTCCCAAAAAAAAGTGAGTGCCACGCCGGCTGAGGTCAGGGCTGCGCGCGCGTTTTTGTTCGGCCGTGGCGTTCGCCCTGACGAAATCAGCCCGCGTCTGTTCGCCAACGCCGCCAAGGAACTCGATGTGACCTTCGTCAAGCTCTTGGCGCTCATCAGCAGGCTTTACAGCCAAGGGCAGTCGCAGCAACAATTCCGCCTGGACGTGATCGCCAATCTCGCAACGGAGGGCTAGTCGTGAAAGACAAAATGAAGCATCCCGGTAAGTCGGTCCCGCACAGCGGCACGCAGGGCAAGGGTCCGAGTGCATGCCAGCACAAAGGCACGCAGGGCATGGGCAAAGCGACACACAGCGGTAAAGGTGCGCAGG